CCTATTGCTAAATTCTTTATTATATTTTTATAAAAAAATTGAAATGGTTATAAGTATTGTTATAAACAGTATATTTGATACACGTATACGCTGATAACGCAATGTCTGAATATGGAATTACTATCTGCGATCTCTTTAGTTCTCCTCTTGCTGGTAGCACTGATTTTCATCGAGAATCTGTTGATTGCGAGTATAGACGAAGCGAATCAAAAGACGAGACTATCCAAAGAACAAATGCGAATACAGAGGATAGACAGCTGGATGATGAATTGCCCCGTATAATCTTCCGTTTCAAGTTTACGGAGGACTTTATGGAGGAATTATACAAATTCTCCAAAATTCATCAATACGACGACAGAAAAGATTTTAAGGAAGCGTGGACAAAATGGACAGAAGAAAATGACGATGTAATCGATGAGGAAACCAAGCGACTTATTCAACTAGGTTACGACGGCGACATCTTGGTAAAAATGTTTAAAAGTGCGCGTTATTATTTTAGAAAAAAGAGCGACCAGAAACGGGAACCAAAACAACGGCGCGCATACATTAGCGTCAACCGCGACCTACTCAATGCTATGGACAGACACATTTTGGAGAATATTTATCTGGACGATTATCAGCCCAAAAACGGTTTCGAGTCTTTCTGTAAGGATAATGAGACCATTTTACAGACAACAATTAACCAGATTGTCGAAAATGGGGTACACGACAAGGAAACAATTGACGTGAAAATTAAGAAAACCTATAAGAACAGATATTTCCTCTTAACTAACAAGTAATAATCTAATTTTTTTATTAGTTGTTAACATTAATGAGATGAAAAAAACAAGAAAAAATAACACTTTAGAAGGTTGTGTATATTTTTTTTTACCAGAAACCAATACGAATAAATTAGGGAAAAGACGCGCTATTTATTATAAAATGGCCAAGAATGACTTTTATCTTAAAAACGAACTAACAAATGTCTTAACAATTCATTCTATTCCTCATTTTCGCGAACATTTTTATGTGTCGGAAAATAGTTCGGAACTGCTTCTAGCAAATCGCAACGAATCGACGACCGACCTACTAACAAAAGAGGGGTCATCCGTATTACTCAAGTTCGAAGAGCGGGAATTAATATATTTAAAAAGCTATTTAAAAGCTTTAAGTAGCCCAAGAATATATATATTCTCCATAATCGAATCCTATAAGGCCTATTTAGAATCGATACAGTTGTTAGTAGATCAGCAAATTGTTCACAATTATTTGAATCTTCATTCTTCTTTGACAATTTCTAGAAACGAGGTTCCAATGATTACTGATTTTGGGTATTCTTTGAATATTTCAGAGACGACGAATGTCGATTATCTTCAACACTTTTTTATCGAATATGACCCTAGCTATTTGGAATGGGCCCCGGAATTTCATATTCTATCTTATTTACTAACTAACAAAATGAATTGTTTATCTTTGACTAATATTGAAAGTATTCTCACAGAGTATCTTAAAAAACATTCTATTTTAAAGGTATTCGGTCAAGAACTTGTTAGTTCATTTAAAGAAGAAGGCTTGAAATATTTTCAGAAATATGTGAATCAATCGCAAACATATATTATTGACGACATTTTACGTCACTTTGGTACATGGGATAACTATGCTCTGAGTATATCTTTTTTACGCATTTTAATTGGTGTACATCGTTCTATAAAAATTCAAAACAAATTCATAATTGGATTTATGAAGTTGTTAGTTCAGAATATTAGTCTGGATCCTTTTAAAAGGCTTTCGATTCAAGAAACAACTAACAAATTTAACAGTTTATTATCTAGTTTGGAACCACATGACTACAAACAGCTTCTACAAAGTTTGGTTTAATTTAGATTAATTTAGTTTTTTCTTGACGCACGCGCCTTTCTTTGGGCCTTGCGCATAGACATCTTTCTATGCTTTCGCTTTTTACCTCCGGCTTGAGCATCTGTTATCTCTGCTTCTTCTACTACTGGTTCTTCTACTTCTACTACTGGTTTTTCAATTTCCACGACTTCTTCGACTTCTGGTTCACCACCCTTCATTTCCTTTTTCCACTCACTTTTGCGAGCCTTGGCGCGGAACATCGCATCTCTATAGCTGATTTTTTCTTCCTTTTGAACCTTCTTAACGAACGCAACCCACGACTTTAAAATACTTGTGCCCTTGTTTTTGTTAGTTTTCATGTGTTTTTTATAGGACTTGCTTCTTTGATGACGATGCGCTTTCCTTGTATTTTTTCCTTTTCCTTTTCCTCCTTCTAAACTCATTTATATATTATGTAGAGATTTTTTTGTAAAACAAATAGTTCCTTAATATTAAAATTGATTTGTTCCTTTGCTTTTAACAAACTATTATACTAACAAATTTAAATAATGTCGTTAGACAACGTATTCAATATTATACGCACGGATATCGTATTTACTCGATATCTTTATGTTAAAGACGAAGTATGTGTTGCGCTCCTATTAGCAATTCTTAATAAAAAGGATAGCGCTATATATTGGGCATATGAACTCTATTACTCCGGATTTCATAACGATTTGTTCACGCTTTTGTGGCAAATCTATTACGACTTCTTTGCTACATTGAATCCCGAGTTTGCTATCTATTTCTCCAAAAAACACAAAGAATGGCTCAAAAATGCCGACGACTCTATAGTCAGTTCCATCGTTCAATGCTTGCTTTACCGCCCCTTTAATACCGATGTGTTCTTTTTAAGAAAACTGACCAGCTCATTTCAAATTGATGTAGAGTACATTGAAGACACGACTATTTATTCGATGATGGAGCATTGGCTTAATACAAACGACTATCGCTCCTTGGGGCAATGGATTTTATATGAAAATAAGGATATAAAATTAATGGATGTTTATCTACACTGTTTGAACTACCTTACAAAAAAAGGGTTAAAAGTTGCCAACAAACTAATAAAGGACGTCTCTTATATGATGGATAGCAAGCCCATATGTGAGAAAGTCATTCTATTAGCTAATATTATGACACTGGTTTCCAAATTAGCACAATTGAAAAAAGGTCGCGCACTCTACATTACTGCGTTAGAAGGTGATATTGCCGCGTTTCAACACCCAACTGGTGTCGCGCATTATCAGATTTTGTCTGAGGCCGCCATTTACAGTATTGACGAATCCAGATGTTTGAGTCTCTTTAAGTTAAAAAGACATAAATATAATTTGAATGAACTGTACTGGTATTCTTGGGAATATTATGCGTCGTTTTCGCCTCTATGGTTCAAGCGCATTCGCGAACATCGCGGTTACGTGGATTACGTGAATAAAAAGGTGGCGTTCATTGATGATGATGATTTACAGCAATTTTATGGTCTCTATGGCTTGGAGCCGGATGAGCAGCCGAAGGCGGTTCAAGAGCGGTCTATCATGGCTTTCGAAAAGGTAAGCAATTGGTTACAGTTTTATAACACTTTTAAAAAGAACGGTCTACTAGAAGTGTACGAGGAAGAATTGGAGGAATGGGATACAGATGGTCTAGTTTTGTAATTATAGGTTTTTGTTTTGGTTTTGGCTTTGTTTTGCTTTGTTTTGGGTTTGTTTCGATTTTAATTTATTTTTTATATAAAATAAAATTGAATTAATAAATGTTAATAGGATAATATCATATACATACAAACAAGATGGTAAAGAATACTCACGGCGGCTCTGGTCATAAGAAATTTGCTCGCAAGTTTTCGGGTGCTCCTAGAAACAATAGATTGCGATTATCTGAAGATGAAGGGGAAATATATGCGATTGTTACGAAAATGTTAGGCAATGGAATGTTTCATTGCTTCTGTATTGATGGCGTCGCTCGTTTGGGACATATTCGAGGTAAGTTTGCTGGCAGAGGGAAGCGCGATAATATGGTGGAAACTGGAAAATGGGTTCTCATTGGGTTGCGAGAGTGGGACATATCCAAGAAAGCATCTGAATCTCTTTCAGCCAAGCTACAAAAATGCGATTTGTTAGAGGTTTATTCCGACTCTGATAAAAATTGCTTGAGAGAAACTGTCTCAGAGGATTGGCTTCTATTGGATTCCAATGATGTCTCCAAAACAACGAGGGAATTGGGTGTCGATGACAGCGAAATCGTGTTTGCTAGCGAAAAAGAGGAGGATCGCGAGCGGCTAGTTGCTGAAATGGAATCCGCCACAACTGAGAAAATAGTATTCAAATTGGGCGATACAGCAGAAGAGGAATTAGTTGATTTTGACGATATTTAACTATCACATAAAATTGTTTTCATGTCATAATTACTTGTAAAAATTTACAAAATTGGTTGTATTTACTATTCTAATTTTTTACTGCCTCCTTTAAATATATATGGCGTTTGTGTTTGGGTCATGTGGTAAAGACCGATTAAAATTGTGTTGCTGATAGGAGACATATGTAATTTGGATTTTGCTTCTAAGTTGTTTTATTGCTAATTGTATTATTTTTTCATTGATATAATAATCGTAAAATATATTTCAAATCCATTTAAAGCGATATTATATAATATAGTATAATTAATAAGCCCCTTATACAAACAGTTAATGAGTAACCCTTTTTTACAAACAAGCAATAATAGGTTTCGGTTTTTGGATATGGATCCAGAGCCAGTGAAACCAGTATCGAATCGACCAGTAAATGTAGTAAAAGATGTGTCCGAAAATACATTTTTAAAACCTCGACAGACTAATAATTATAATGAGCAAAGATATCGACCTCGTAGACATAATCAAGAACCACCAAAGCCCAAAGTTGTTCCACAGTTTACTATGGTGGAGGAAATGTTTCCTACTTTAGGCACAAATCAGTCATTAAATGAAACAGCTTGTAAACAAAATTACAAGGATGTAATTTCGACTTGTTTGGAAAAAGAAAAAGAAGAAGAAAAGAATAAGGTGCCTAGTGGCTGGGTAGAAATTACACAAATAAAAGGTGTTTGTCATTACAGATATGGTTCAGAAACGCGTTATCAAATGAGGTGTCGAGTACGCGATGAATTCGAAAGCACACCGCACTATATCATGAACAAGGCTGTAACTGATATTATGAAAAAGAGAGATAATTATATTACCGATTATGATTCTATCCATGGAGAAGGTGCTTATGAGGAACGGTTTGTATTGCCACCCGTATACGGCCCAGAATACGATACAGAAGAAGAGGAGTTTACAGATGATTCGGAAGAAGACGAGGATTGGGAAAATTAGTTTGGATTTATAATGTATTATATATCGTTAAAATAATACACTATGGCTATTGAAATTGATAATGTATTTGATGATTTAGATACATCTTGGTTAGACGAATTTGAAAACTTAGATAAAGAATATAAGGATTATTATACAGAAGAATTGTTGTTTATTCGTTGCCATTTTGTTTACATCAATAAAACGGGCGAAATCGAAAAAATACGGGAACAAACGGTTCATTTATCTACCCCCGGTGTAATAAAAAAAGAAGAGTTGTTAACAATGATTAAACATAATATGGTCTCTAATGACGTCAAATATAGATTATTATCTATTTTAAAATATAATATCAATTTCGACCCCTTACATTTACGCACATTTTTAAAGACCAAGAATGATATCATCGGTTCATCTTTTCTTAGTCAAATCGACACAATTGACACGATTAAACTAGACAAATCTATATCCATGTTTCACGATATTAATGATATGTTTATCCTATTTCGTGAAAAAGATAATACTGTGGAACGGGTGTATCAAAATACAAAGAAACGAAATGTAAATACTAATAAAAAGAC